CTGTTTTTAACCCAAAAAACGCGATATTAAAAAACGTAACTTGTTGATAAATAAGGAATTGGGAAGAGTGATGTGTGGGAGTGGCAGGATTTGCAATCCGTTGTATTATTATTAGTATCAATAAGTTACAAGGCTTGCCGCTTTTGTTGACAGCCTGTAAAAGCAAGATAATGGAGGCGGGGATCGGATTCGAACCGACATAAAACAGATTTGCAATCTGCGGCCTAACCATTCAGCTACACCCCGCCAACCGAAGCGCGATAATACACAAACAATCTATTAATAACAACGGGAATTAAATCAACATCTGCACCAATATATTGACGGTTTTATTGTGTGTGTAAACGATGTAAACTTAGATACAAATTAACCACGGATGGACGGTTAATCTTAGTCACTCCCCTATAGCTAGATTTTCTGAAAACTACCGAAAGCTCGGTCAGGATTACTTTTGTCTGTTGGGTGGTGTTATGAAGACTGAAAACGATACATTACAAGAAAGAATTGCTGTTCTTATTGGTAACGACAAAGAGCGTAGGCTTGAAGCTGCCAGAGTTTGTGACGCAGATATTTCGACGATTGCTAAATGGATAAGCGGCAAATTAGTGCCAAGCATGGACCAGGTTAAAATGCTGGCTGAACATTTTGGTATTAATTATATCCATTTGCAGCATGGCTATTCAGCTATTCGTAACACTTACGAATATTACAAAAATAATTATCTTGATGACTACCAAGATGTAAACAAAGAGATTTTTAATGCTTACGGTGATGCTTTGATTCGACTAAATGCCGAACTACTAAGCAGGCGAGTTAGCAGCGATGTTTATAATGTAATTATGGAAGACTCTGATGATGAGCTTTATGTTTTAGATGGAGGGTTTAATTTTGTCCATGCAAGCAAGAAAGCGCGAACTAGACTAGGTTATTCGTGTACAGAAATTAAAAAACTTCATGTTTTAGACATTAAAGACAAGATGACAAAGGAAGATTTTAATTCTATTCGTGATGGGTTAGTCGAAGAACGCGACCCTATACGGTTTTTAACGGCACATAAAAAGCGAGATGGTCGCACCTATCAACTAGAAATCATGATCCAAATGATTAAAATAGGCGGTGAACCGCATTATCTGTCGATTGGAACCGACCCAGATATAAATTGTGCGTAATCGGCCATGCCAGTGCCGCCTCGGCCATGCCGGTGCCGCCTCGGCACTATTTAATAATTTCTTACTAAAACTTGTTGTCTTTGTTTTTTTGAGCAGTAATATAACTCTCCCTTGCAATTATTGGGATTGCAAACAGCTCAAGATTGAGTTGAAAAAAAAATAAAACAGGGAGATAAAGATGTTAAGTGAAGATATAGATATTCTAAATAAGGTGCTTGGAAATAATAATGGTAAAAATAACCATGCAGATCACTTTAATAGTAGTAACCTCGCAAAACTAAATACCATTATACTTTTGGTTTTAGGTATATGGCTTTATAGTGTGTCAACCGAGCAAAACCGACGAACATTACCGGTTAAGGCAATGGAGCAAGAAATGATATCGAGTATAAATACCAATGATGCTCATAATAAGCTGCTCATAAAGCTTTAAATTCAAATGAATACCTTACCCATCTTTCACTTTTAGGCCAACTTTAAGGGAAGGTGATTGAAAGATCTAGTTGATTTTATAATTTATAAAACCCCACTTATTCTTCATTTATGATGAATTTGTGGGTATTTTCCTTTAAGATCACCCGAGACACCCTTGTTGTGCATAAATGCTCGGAGTAAATGATGACACAAATCTATGAAGATGGAACTTACCTTGATAACAACCCCTTGTGGCATGAAGAGGACTCGCCGTGGAAGGCAAAACAGATAGAAAACATCATTAACAAAAATTCTCTACCCCCCCAAAGTATTTGCGAGATAGGTTGTGGAGCTGGAGAAATACTTAAACAAATGTCAGAAAAAAACACAGACGATAAAAAATATTTTGGGTATGAAATATCCCCTCAAGCGTTTGAGATTTGCAATAAAAAATCGAATGCCAATTTATCGTTTAAGCTTGCAAATTTACTTGATGAACCAGATACTTTTTTTGATATAGCAATGGCAATCGATATTTTTGAACACGTCGAAAACTACTTTGATTTTCTAAGAAAACTGAAACAAAAAGCTAAATATAAAATATTCCATATCCCACTTGATTTGTCTGTTCAAACAGTTCTCCGATCTTCTCCAATAATTAAAGGTAGGAAATCTGTTGGTCACATACATTACTTTACAAAGGAAACTGCGCTGGAAACGCTAAAAGATACTGGGTACGAGATTATTGATTATTCATATACTGCTGGGCGATTAGAATTGCCGAATCTTGGATGGAAAGCCAATTTATTAAAACTGCCTAGAAAGCTTGCGTTTTCGATAAATCAGGATTTAACTGTGCGAATACTAGGCGGTTATTCACTTTTAGTTCTAGCCAAATAAAAAATAAAATGCAGTAATTTTATTTTTTGTTCGCCAAGTCGTTCTTTTCAAGCTGGCGACCACCAAACCACCAGGTAACGCAGGTTGATGTTAAATAAAGCACCATTGCCACTATCATTAAGATTATTTCTACCGCCTTTGCATCATTAATGCCAGTACCCATGCCATCAACCAAGTCAACCATGGCCCAATACATCAAGCTAGTAAGTACAACTAAATAAACAGTTAGTGATGGGCGTATCATGCCGCGACAAAAATCAACGACACCAAAAAAGAAATGAGCCACTTTGCCTTGCTTGCCTTTGTAATATGCCGCACTATCATGCTCATACGAAGCCGCTAAACCTGCTGCTGCATCCTTGCTGGCTTGAATGTTTTGTTGAATGTTACCTTCTATTTCAACTTTCTCAATTTCTAGCGTGGCTTCAGCTTTCATGGCCTCAGTATTAAGTGTAACCATCGATTCTTTGTGCCGGTTTTCTTCTTTTTCTTTTTTAAACGACATAAAGGCATTTACACCCAAGCCAATTAAACCGGTAGCACCACCAGACAATACGCCACCTATAAGATCCATGATTCCCATTTTAAAAATCCCTCACAATTAATTTGAATGGTTCTTTGTTCATGTGATTAATAAAATCATTAACACATTCACGAGAACGAAAAATAGCTTGCTGCCCTTTTAATTTTCCAATGCTATGGCCAAGCTCAATACACCCCAGCACGTTAGACTTAAATCCTTTCGACTTATCACCCGCATAAACCCCTGCATGCATGAGAACGCCACTGCGACCTTCGACCAGCTTTAACCAATACAAATCTTTACGGCCTCCAATACGGCGTTTAATTTTCACAAACAAACATTCATATTCACCCGCTGGAATACAGCTGATATTTTGCCGGTTGTTTCTCCAGGGAAGCTCTAGCGTATGACAAAAAAAACCCGAAGCACTTATGATGCCTCGGGTTCCTTGGTCGCCGCTGTTGTAGCGGTATATGGTTGCTTGATTATCGGCCATAGTTATTCTCTGATTTATTGAGTAAATATATTGGGGCCTTGGTTAATAAAGCTTATAATTACTTGGTTAACCCCCTCCCCCGATGTGTTTGTTATATCCCATTTAGAAGTTGCTGCATTCCAGGCCACCGAAAAATTGGCGGGGCCTGACAGCTCAGTTATTGTTGCATTAAAAGCTCCAGCTTCATCTTGTTGCAAACCAACAAACGCGCAATAACTTAAATCTGTTGTGCCGCGCGCTGCAATCATAATTATTCCACACCAGGCAGAGTATGTGTCTGCTGCTACTCCTTGGCGCAAAATAGGGGCAAAATGTATTGATTCTATTCCGGCGTTTGCAATGGTCGGAAAATGCCAAGAGCTTCTTGCTGGCCCATTACTGTGTTGACTTGCTGTTCCGGCAAGCAAGAAATCATTTTGATTAATTTTTGCAATACTTATATTGGTGTTGCCCGTAGAGTCCTGAAGTTGTGCTCTAGTCCATGTAGTGCCGTTGATTTTAACTATGTTATCTAATGCGGAGCCAACACCGTCATGAGGGAAAATCTTAATGTTTTCTATGTTGACATTTGATACATGGCTATTAAGCCCTGTATTTGAAATCACCTCTAATGCCAACCCTGTTGTATCTCCAGCCTTGTCGTTTGTAATAAATATTTCGCCTATCCTGCCGTTTGAGTCCCCAGTTTGTTCAATGTTCAAGTATGCTTCACTAACGGCAGTTGGCCCATTCTCAATAAAAACTCCGGTAATATCCGTGAAACGTCCAGCTCTTATTTTTAACCCTTTTTTAGCAAGTTTATTTTTATAATTAATATTCCTTGCTGTCGCTCCATTATATAAGTCCAAGAAAAGCGGGTGGTCTTCAACTATTCCCCCATCCCCGTAAACCATATTAATATCGCATATATTAACTGGCCCACCAGAAAAATGGGCCTCTTGCTTTATTGTGTTACTGCCAATAAATTCCCATGTAATTTGCTCGGCTTTAGTGGTTTCAAGAAAAAACATTTTAACCCATTGAAAATTAACATTGTTGAAGTTTTCAATTTGAAAGCGTACATTTTTCAAGCTTGAATATCCATTCAAGTTAGCAGGAGCGTTAGGAATCTCCTCTGAGCTTACGCCTAAATCCCCGCCAGTCCATGTTGCTCCATCGAGTCTTAACAGTGCAGGCGCTCTATCGGTTTCACCACCATAAAGTGTGCGACCATTAAGGATTACAAACGGTCTGTTTAATTTATAATATCCGTTTATAGTTGTTCCGCTAGAATCCACTAACGAAATGGATGCCATAACGCTATTACATGATAACGATTTTGTAAACGGAATACTGGATAACGTTGTTCCATCTGCCTTTGCACCAAACCATTCAGGGTAAATAAAAAAATCTCTTTCTTTTCTTTGGAAAAACTGGAACGGAGCAAATGGAATAAACTTATTTGTATCCTTGTCGCCTGTTGAACCATTCCACCAAACGCCTGAAGTATGGTCAACTGTTGCAATGTAATAGCGCCCATATTCAAACTGTCTAATATCACCAGCCGTATAAACTGTTGCTGTAGCCCATTGAGTATCATAATTAGGGTGGTCAAAATGTTGGGTTAGGTTGCCCTCAATCGCACAAGAATTCCCTCGCACTTGGACACCACTTGCTGCTTTAAGAATAGCTCCATCTTCAAAAATTAAAAGCGTTTCATCATCAAATAACGATGTTGAATCTACGTCAAACAAATAAACCCCGCGTGGTAAGGTTAGGATATTAGACTGAGCTTTGGCAAACGTTATTGCCGCAATATCAGAAGTTACGCCATCACCTTTTGCGCCAAACCATTTAACATTTATGGCGCAATCATAATCTCTTTCTACTCCTATAGTCCCATCCCCGCCTGCTGGGATGGCTATTGTACCCATAGCCTGCGGGCTATTATCTGCATACGTTCCAAGTACTGCGTTATAACGAACTGTAAATGAACCACCATCCCCTACTGAAGTAACAAAAACTTTTTTACCTGCATCGGCAGAAGTTAACTCTAAACCTGCAAGCCCAGCTTTACTGGTGGCAACATACTGCGGGGTACTTGCAAGAGCAGCAGCGGCGCTGATAGCGGCGGCGGCAGCATCGTAGCCTGTTTGTATCGCATCCGCATCCGCAGCTTGTCGAGATGCTTCTGCGGCAGTTGCACTATCACTTGCCGAAGTTACGTAGATCGAAAAATCTACGAGTAATAACCATTTATTTGCAGCTAAATCATCCGCAAAAATCCCAGACGTATGCTCAACTAAACAATAATATAATGCCCCATCATTCCATGCTGCACTGCGTAATGGTTGCAATGTAGCTGTTAGCCAATCACTCGAAGCATTAATACCAGCACTGACCTCTGCTTTAAGCTGATCCATGCCAATTGATTGGTTAGCAATATCACCATCGTCACGCTGTATTAAAGTAAGATTAGCTAAAATTTCATCAAGCGTTGTTTCGATATTAGCTAATTCAGTATCAACCCCCGATGTTGACACAGTGCCTCTTCCTGCCAAGCTGTTAGCCTCATCTTGAGCAAAACTTTTTGACACGTTATAAGGTGTTGGTTGAGCCATTTACTTACTCCCAATAAAAAACCCGCTTAAAGCGGGTTTTGTTAAATTAATCTTTGTCGGTTTACTCATCAGCAAATTTTCCTTTATTTCTAAGGTGTTGCATGTTCTTTCTTAAATACACGCCGTTTTTCGTCATAGCACTGGTACGTGCACGCATTTGTAATGAACGATAAATACCGTCAGGGGTAATAGCGTTACGTGGGTTTTTGCGATTGTATTGGCCGATATCTTTTAAAATATCTTTATGCCATGACTTATCGCCGGTATGAATCGCAATTGCTAACTGATTCATTAAAAGTTTGCGCCGGTTATTTAAGCGTGACTCTGTATTTTTAATGGCAGACTTTGCATCATATTGCTTGTTAGCGCGTGCCACTGAAAAACCTATGAACTGCAAGAACGCCTCCCACTTAGATACATCTTGAATAATGGGATCCCCTTTAAACGTGTTCACCCCTTCGTCAACATAGCGGTATGACTTCATTGGATCCTTAATGCCTTTAGGTAGCATGGTTTCAATACCACGCTGAACATGGCCTTGCTGCATCATATCGATACCTCTTGACCAGTTATAACCAATTGCAAAAGTCGGGCCTAATGATTCAGTGATAAACTGAACATAATCATCTTTAGCTTCCATTTCACGATCAGAAGAACGCAACCATAAATCCTTTAAACTTAACCGTCCACTGATACCGGCACCGGTTGCTGTTTCCACTGGCCCTACCGTTAAAATATCAGACCACGTTGAACCTAAATGCTCCGTTAAAAAATTGCGGCGTTCTGCTTCAATATCATACGGCTCATCTTCATCATCCCAAATTGATTCTAAAATCAAATCAATTAAACCAAATGGGAGCCATGGCATACCGTCATAACCCACGAATAAATACGCCATAAACAAAATACCGCCCAACTTTTTACGCGCTTCTTTTTTAACTTCTGCGCTTTCACCTTTAACTGATTGATAGGTTGAGCGTGCCATAAGGTAAATCATATTCAACGAATATTGCTTAAAGATAAACGCCACTTTTGCAATATCATGCTGCATAAACGCGGCTTTGTTGGCATTGGAATAATTAAAATGTGTTGCATCCACCATGTCATAAGCAGCTTGAACAGCTGCATCATGCCCCATGCCTTTTTTGCGTGCTAAACGGTATGTTGCAATCGATGTAACTTCACGGTTAAAACGTTCTGCATGATGAAACGCATAACTCACTGCACCCATCACTTTATCTTTTTTAGGGCTATAAATTGCGCTCGGTGTTTCAGACATAGCCGCCAAATCATGCGCCAAGGTTTTATCGATAATACCGGTATCCACTAAATGTCGATAAGCTCTAAGCTCATCACCCTTTAAAGCACCTTCAATACTGAATAAACCGTCTTTAAGTTCAATACGGTTACTCGCAAATTCTTTTGTTGCTTTAAGTAATTCTTGACCGGCTTTAGTAAAACCAAACTTTGCGCCCATCGATGGGAACGCCACCATAGCCGTTTGACTCATATTCACAATGGCCGCAGCTGGTGTTGCGCCCAGGTACCAAACAAAATTAAATTGCGTTACGTTGTTTGCCCAGCTTGCCCCCATTGGGTTCATAGCCCAATCGTGACGCTTTTTCGTTTCATTAAGAATTTGAGCAGCTTTATCAGCCTTTTCACCGGACATATCACGCGCTTGCTCTTCCATGTTTTCAAGCTGGGCTTGCAATACATCAGCATACTTCAACTTACTTAACTGGTAGGCACCATGAAAATTGTGATTAGAAAAAGCACGCAAGGCATCATGCGTAAAACCTTCTTTCTTTTGACGATGAATAAAACTTTTACGCATCGACATATCAGGTAAGGTGTTTAAAAACAGCTGGTATATTTCATCCTTCGCCTTATCAGCCATGGTACCCGAAAGGGTTTTATCAACCACGCCAAGTACGTTAGAAATAAAACCTTCGCTAACGATATCCTCACGCGACCCCTTTTCGATTTTATAACCGGTTTTAACCTTAAACCCTTGCGCTTCTTTTTTCTTCACTAAGTTGTTTCTATGTTTAATTTTTTCAAACATATAAAACTCATAGTCCATGGACTTATCTGAAGCCCACTTAATAGCGTCCTCTTTTGTTTCAAAGGTTTCAATCGCATGCTTGCTGTCTTTGTGTGTTACTGCCCACTTGCCATGCTCAGACTCTTTGCTGGTAAAACCTTTATCAAGGATAGAGTATTTTTTCTGCCACTCAGTAGGAATTAAAACTTTCGCCCAATAATCACCGAAACGCGCAAGCGGAAAATATGGCCCCTCGATACGAACCGATTCAAACTGGTGCCGCATTTCAACTTTATATTGATCTTTTTCTTTAGCACTTAACTCAGCTCTATCAATCTTATCAAGCAAAGCTTGCTCGGTGGCATTCATGCGCTCTACATAGTGATCGCGTACTTCTTTATAAATCTCTTTTGCTTTTTTAGGTAAAGCATCAAACTTACGCTTTAATTCTGGATAAGCTGCTGCACGCTTTTTCTCAAATCCTGCACGCTCTTTAATCTCATTCACTTTAGAAATATATTTGCTGGCATCCCCAGGCATTGAACGAGCGAAGCGAAACTGTTTATTCACTTCTTCTTTAACGGTTTTAAGGTCAATAACCGCGTTATAGGACTCAGCGGGATCAACACCGGCAATAGTGGCCTCATGCATAATGTTAATCATGGTATCAGCGGCTTTCACGTTTTCAGGCTGAGTGGCCCACTTCGTCCAATCCTTCGCAACAGCTGAAGACTCTGCAACCAATTCATTTCTAAAGGCATCCATTTTCTCAGCGGTTAAAACATACGTTTTAATAGTCGGTAAAACATCGTTACCGATATCGGCCAAATGGCGGCGAGTGAGCAACTTCAACCACATTGGGCGTGTTTTAGTGTTGGCATTCTTAACGAGGTCTTTAACCTCGTCATACGTTGGCACCTTACCCGCTTCTTCGTTAATATCATTTAAAATTTCTTCAGGTTCACGCGAAAAATAACGCTCATTATCTTCACGGGAGAAGTGCTTCACTTTTTCTTTACGTGCCTTCTTTTCTTTTTTAGAACGATTTTTTTCTAAGTTCTTCGCGGCCTTTACAACCAAAGCATCAAGCTCTGTTTTAGTCCATTTAAGACTAATCCCCAGCTTACGCAAGAACCGGCGAATAGCGGCCACCACTTTTGTTAATAGAGGATGACTAACCCCTTTTTCAGCAACCAAGGCCACAATCTCTTTTGCCTCAGTCACCTTGTCCAAACGGCCATAACGTTTAAAAACTTCTTCAGAGATTGCATTGAGTTTTTTGTCACCCGATTTTTTAAGCCACTGAACACGCTCAAGTACTTGCTGCAAATCATCACCCATCATATCTTCAAACGAATGATGGCCAACCGCCTCATGTGCAAGCTTGCTTAAAACATGCTCTTTATCTGCAAGCTTACTGGCAATCAAATAAACCTGTTCTTCAGCACCATAATGCAATGCATTCACATCACCCATGCCATCTTCACTAGCATCAACAATATGCTCGGGAACATCTTCAATGCTGTCCACTACTTCAATCTTTGGTGCCTTATCGCCCCACTTTAAAACAACCGGTGCAATGATTTTCTCAACCTCAGAAACAGAAAGACCGCTTGAAGCGGCCTTGTCTTTGGAAAATGATGCATTACTCGATTTATCTATAACAACTAACCGGGCATTTACGCTGGTGTTAACCGGTAAATTTGGATCGTTAAAAGTGCCTTCCTCAAGCTTTTCTTCACTGCCGCCAACCTTATCAAGCCACTCACGAAAAGCTTTTGCTTTTTTATCTTTTCCAAAAAATACACCTTCACCCATAATGGCAACAATGCGGCCATCAGGTTTAAGTAAGTCATAAGCATGTTGAACATGCTCAGCATCACGGCGCTCAGAAAAAGGAGGGTTCATTATTATTCGATCATACTTTTCACTAACCGATAAAAAGTCGCTTGCTACAACGTTAAACCCTTTTGCCTCCAATAGTTCGCGCCGATCACCGGAAAACTCGACCACATCAGGTTCAATTTCAGCCGCTCGAATTTGTTCAGCAATATGACCCATACCAGCAGAAGGCTCTAAAACACTCATACCTTCTTTTATATCAGCTATATCCACCATTTCATCAGCTGTGCTTTCTGGTGTAGGGAAAAAATCAAGACCGTCTTTTTTACGGCCTATCATTTTACGTTCCATTTCTTTTATTTTATCGGGTTCAGCTGCTAATTCTTGCGACTCTAAAAACTCACGTAATGCAGATCGATATTCAGCTGGTGTTTCTATCCCCATGCTTTTTAGACGAGTACGTTTTTCATACGCGCTCTCGAACTGCCAAGGCACATCTATTTTATTTTTTCTTCTTGCTTTACCGATTAAACTTTCAATGAAGCTGGGGTTTAATGAAATACGTTTGTCATTATCTCCATCCCATACGCCGCGCTTCATAGCTTCAGAAGGACTTAAAATAATTAAATTTTCACCACGCTTAACAGGTAGAACGATTGCTTGACCACGAAAACCTGAACGCAATATAGATTCAGTGGCCATTTTTTTAGATTTAAACGCTGCTTTTGCACCGTTTTTAGATTGGAAAACAGCAACATCATGTAAGTTTTCTTTAGCATATTTTAAGTATGACTCAGTAACATCGTCAGCCACTTTCATTATTTTCTGGCCGATCATTTTTAAACCATCAGTTTCTAATGCTTGTCGCCCTAACCTGGCTAAGTCAGAACGGTATGCGGTATAAAATGGCCATGAAACATAATCAATAGTTTCTTCATCAGGCGCTTCACCCTTATGCTTTTCATAATCACTATAACTTGGGTATTTTTCACGCAACTGAGCATCTTTACCCACATTAACAGCCGAAGTCATCATTTCAACTTGCGCCTTTGTTCTAACTCTGTCCAAAAACTTAGCGTTACCAGACTCGATTGAATTAGCAATATTTCTCATGGTGATTGCAATTGCTTTGTCGTTTTCAGCTGCCGCCTCAGCACGCGCAGCCATTGAAGCGCGTCTTTGCGTGTTGGTTTTTCTATCTTGGTTTAACTTTTCATTGGCACGCTCTTCTAGCCTATCAGCCATTTCATTTAAGCGTTCAACGGCAGACTGTGAACGGTCATCTTCAAATGCATTACGGCGTGCTTTTGCTTTTTCCTTTACACCTTCAGTATTACCGTCAGTCACATAATCTTGGAACGCTTCAGCCGACTCTTTATCTTTAAATTGAAAACCAGCAATCGCGCCACCTTTATTGTAACGAGAATACCAACCGCCCATTTTTTTGGCAGCAGTTAACCATTCACGATAAACGTCTTTCTCAACTCTATCCGCTGGCTTAACCACCCATAGAGGATAATGGTCACGCGTATGCTCTGTTGCAATAATTTCTGTTTCAGTACGCTCACCCGCTGCATTTACGCGTGAGCGTTCTTCTTTTCGGTTTTCTTCTCTTTTTGTACGCGTATCTTCAGCCACTAAATCATCAAAATGTTTACGCTGTTTTGAGGTTAGCGTCATTCGTGCTTCGTTAAAGGTAGCGCCCTCGCCTATTTCCTGAGCACGCACATAAATCAACCGCTGATAATCTTCAGCTGTTTGAGGATCTTCTAATCCTTTTTCATATTCCTCACGTTCTTTATCATTTTCTTTTTGTTGATCAGCTATTCTTTCTGCATACGCGTTTAACTTTTTATCAGTCACGCTTTCAACTTTCTCACGAACCACATCAATCATGCTTTGTATGAAATCGCCACCAACTTTAGGGGAATAACTATACATGCCACCACCATCACTGCTAGGTGGTATATAATCTTTCAACATATCGACATATAAAGACTCAACTACACTTGCTTTCTTTTCGCTTTTATACCGCTGAGCATCCATGGCACCCATGCGGCTTAATAGCGTTTTCTTTGTTTCTTTTGATAGCTCTTCTATTACCGTTTCACGGTTTGCTGCTAACTCTTCAAAACTATCACGGTATTGTTTTAGTGTTAGTTTGCCATCACGCATATCATCCATAAGACTATCGTGAGCTTCCCATCTGTCTAAATCAGAAGGAGGATTGTTTTTTCTTTTCGTATCACTATCTTTAGGTTTGGATGATTCTGGCTCATGTTCATCATTCTTTTCGTTTGAGGTTTTGGTACCTTCTTTTGATGTTAAAAGCCATTGTTCGCCAATTACGTAAGATTTTTTACCATGCTTAACTATTCTACCTTCATACGGGCCGTTGGCTTCTGTATGAGTTTTACCGGTATATTCTTCAAGCGGATAAATTCTGCGAACTGGAACATCATTATTCCCCATGGCACCCCAAGCACCCGCCATAAATAATTTTCCATCGTGCTTTAATGGTGCTCCGATTTTACTTTGTAATGCCAATTTCTGCGCATCAGCAGCTTCATGTAACTTATAGCGTTCATAGCTAGTTGCTTCAACAATACCCGCTGACTCTGCCATCCATGATTCTGCACGATTTGCATTAAAGTCTTTTAAATATGAACTATAGTCTTCTGAACCATCATCATTTTTATAGTTTTCAGATTTAGGAGGCTGCTTACCTCTCTGGTTTTCTCTAGCCTTTAAAATTCTTGCATCGTTGGTTGCAGGGTAATTCATTTCTTCTTCATTTGGTGATCGTTCTTTATTGTTAGCAATATTTTCAACTGGTTTATCTTTTGATTTTTTCTTGTTCTTTTCTTTTTTAGCCTCACCTTTAACTTCGTTACTCGATAATTCTTCATTAATGCTTTGTGGTGATTTAAACTCCATTTCGCTCTGCTCAGAGCTTTGCTGTAACGTGTTAGTTTCTTTTTTAACATCATTTTGATGGATTACCTGGTTATCTTTTTTATTGGTACTATGCCCAAACTCAACCGCCCATTTTTTAACGTCCACGGCTTGCTGATAATCTTCACGCTCAACTTCGCCATAAGCCACTTCATCAGCGAGTGATTTTATTTCACGTAACTTAGTATCAAGCTCGGCTTTATCGTTGTAACCGTTTTCCTGTAGGTTAGATTGCAATTGAAGCAATTCTTTAATGCGTGAAGGCTTTGTTTCTTTTTTCTCTTCTGCTGCTACCTCAGAAGGTTTCACAGCATTATTTTGAGGGGTATTCTTTTGTTTAGATAACTCAACCACATTTGACCCCATATCATTATTGGCATACGGGCTTGTTGATTTTGGTTGTTGTACTGAGGCTTTTAAAGCGTTAGCAATTTGTACTGCTGGGGGTTCACTGGTATTAATATTATTTTCAGCTTGGTTATTGGGGTTTAACTGATCACGAATAGCGGCATCCACTGCGTCTTGATTGACTGCCGTATTTTCAATGGATTTATCAAGCTCAGCACCCACTTCTTCTTTTTTGCTGCGCGTATTACCTGCAAGCGTAGTACCGACAATAGAACCAATGGCCATCGATTTGGGTACACCTTCAACCCAATCTTTACCGGTTGCAATATTGCTAATTGCTTGTTGTGGGCCTTCCTGTAAAACACCCTCATTAACCGCTGCAAGAGAACGCCTAGCAAGCTGGCCACCCGATTCATTAAACAGACCAAACTTGTTCGTTACACTCACTAACGCAGCATTGGCCCAAAATACAGCATCCGCTTTTTGAGCGGATTCATTGTGACTCATGCCACTGTTTCTTAATTCTGTATAAACTGCACCGGATTCCGTTGCAGCTTCCATCCCCGCTGCTGCACCTGAACCAAGCCATGCACCCATTGTTGGAGATACTTTAGCAACGGCTTGTGCGCCTTTCATTACACCAAGACCAGGAACAAAAAACGTTGCAGTAGAACCAAACCCCGCGGCTAACTCATCAAGAAATTGCGGATTAGCTGGCATAAGCTCATGTGCTTTATTACTCATTTCATCTTGAGCAACACGCATGCCGTTGCTATCTGTCATACGTGCAACATAACCCAGCATACCTTCAGCTGTTGAAACGGCACCCGAGGCAACGTCTTTTGCTGTACGCGTTAATACGCCCGTTCTTTGGCCGGTATTTTCAAGATATTCTTTAGCGGTTTCACCACGACCTGCATTCATTTGTGCGGCTGCATGCACCATGTCTTCGGCATTTGATTCTGGTGTAACTTGGCCGCGTTCACCAAAAAGATTCTCTAACGAGATCCGTAAATCTGACTTATTCTCACTAGGGTACATACCGGATGGTTTTCTGGTACCAGGGGCCATTTGATCAATCGATTCTACTAACTGATTTTCACGCCAATTAGGTTCTGCGATATCACGCAATATGTTTTTATTGTTGCTTATAACAGGGAATTGCTCACCTGTTTGAATGTCGGTACCACGAATATTTAATGTTTCAGATTCAATCGGGTTTTGATAATCAACAACGCTTTGTTTTTGGTTTAATAAAGGATTATTAACACCTTCATTAACAACACCTTGAAACGCACTCACAATATCATTTGCCGCATTTTCTGGCTGCGCTTCATAACCAATGCTTTGACTGAACTCATTAAAATCAACATCTGAATAATATTTTTTATGAAGCGCCGTTGTTAATGCGCCATCGTCCATATCATTGTATTGAGGGTTTTTTAAACGAAAATCAGACAACAACATTAACGAATCCCCAATGGATCATCCGAGCCACTAAACTTATCTTTATTGTTTTGTAAGAATAGCATTGTTCTTATTACTTGATCTTGAACAAACATTTCTTTTTGTTCTTGGCTCCAATCAACGGCTTCACGGTTTAAGGCTAGGTTTTTAACCCCTTCTTGATAAAGCTCTGCGGCAATCATGTGTAACGGTGTATTTTTGCGGTTTCTCGCCATTTCAACGGCTTTCTCTTTTGGATAGTCTTTGTCCATATAGAATTCGACCATTTTGGCTTCTGCGGGTAACTGGCCACCATTAATGTTATTACGCATAAACGCGGCATTTATTTTTGCCGCTGCATTAATGTTGGCGTTATCAATAAAGGTTGTATCATCGATATCTTCAGCACCACCATAAGGCTTGTAACCAATACCGCTTGAGGTAACGTTATAAGTCGGCTTACCGGCTGTTGCAGCCATGGCCGGTGCAACCACTTCAGGGTTTAAAGTGCCTTCAATCATCTGGTCTTGTCGGCTTAAATTTGCACCGGAGAGCAATGCATTAATAATTTGCTCAGCATTTGATTTGCCGGTACCCATCATATTGGCACCGCTAACCATACGCGCACGACCATATTTATTTGTTACTTCTGGCGTTACCCATTCAGGCTTTTCAATCGCCATCATGGAAACATCACCTTGCGCTGTTGGTGGACCATCGTCTTGCTGTTGATATTGACCGCTTTTCATAAAAGCATTCATTATGTCTAACTGAGGTTGCGTTAAATTGGTTGCCCCTTGCATAAACTGCTCACGGCCAGTATCCATATTTTCCAATCGATCTGTATTTAATGCGGCTTCAGAATTTAATTTATTGGCTCTTGCATGATTTGCAGCAAAATTCATTTTTGCATTTAATGCATCGGCAAAACTTTTTTCTTCAATTGCATCACTGCCACCCATTAGCGACATCATCATTCGTGTTGCGCCTGAACCGACTCGTGTATTTTGCATTTTTTTCTCCTACGCTACCGCGCCGCCATACGATGAGGAACTGATCGCAGTACTGCCGCTTGCTCCCGCACCACTACTTGCACCCGCTGCTCCACCGCTATACGCCATAGCTGCACCACGTAACAATCCAGATATCAATTTCATTGACTGATTAAGCTCTCCCGCCTTCCTAATATCAACGCCACCCGCTCTTGCCATATCGACACGATGTGCTTTTTGATTGCCGATAACACTTGAGGCTTGCGCATTTTCCATGCTTTCATTTCTTGTTAGTGTTGTCGGTGCACCTACTTTGCTGATCATCTTCGCTAAATCAACACCGGCTTTTGTTCTTTGAAGAGCACGTTCAGCCTTATCAGTCGTGTATTTATTACTCACTTTACCTTGAGCGGCAATACTATTGCTATCCTGATTATCACGCGCCGTTGTGAGTGCTTCTGTTAATGATTTTTCAGACTTCGCTTGCTCTACATTAAGGTTTTCAATTCGTGTTTCAGGCTTATATTGCTTTACACTTTCATCTGAAGTATCGATAATTTTTTTATTAAATTTATCGTTACGCTCTTCATGCAACGCAATTTGGTTGTTCGTTCTTTTTGTTGCGCTTCTTTGATTTTTTTGATCAACTGCAACGCTTGCGGCCATTAAACCTATTGCTACTGGATTGCACATTATCGTTTTACGCTCCCGTTATAGCTTTTTGTAGAAGGATAATAGGTACCATAATATTCGTCGGCACGACGAGTCCCTTTACGTTTTGATTCTTGATTATTGATATATGATGTGTCCCTAAAGACATTATCTAATGACTGAGATAACGCTTGGTTGCGGATGCTATCTGAATTATTTTTTAATGATTGCTGAGCAGAAACGATTGCCGCATCACCGGACATGCCCGACATAATGCGATTGATTAAATTAAGGCGCGTGCCGCTATCGGCTAAACGCATTTGATTGGATGCTTCAGTTGAACGATTACCAATGTTTACCACACCTTTATCGAAGTCTTCTTGCATACCTTCCTGAACATCAAGCTCAGAAGAGCCACCACGAACACCACGCCGCGCAACACCGAAACGATTAGCGCGATCTGCATTTTCATACTGGTTGTTTAAGTCATCCGTGAGATATGAGCTAACATCGTTACCAACACCAGAATACAGGCTTTCAAGTTTCGTTTTATTCGCCGCTGCACTTTGATTGCTGTCTGCTGTCGCTTTAGCTTTAGCAACCGCCTCATCATAAAGGGCTTGATTAAAAATTCTTTGTTCTTCCCCTCTTGGGCTAATTTTTTTCATTACATAAAAGCGATCTTCGTTTTTATCAGGCATTGCAGCTGAGCTTCCTGAGCCTATACCGAAAAGCGCATTAATTCTGTCCACCGCATCATCTTGTTCTGTTTGTCGCGTTTCTTCACGCTTTGCAGCTTCACCTGCCGCATTACCGCCACCACCACCACCACCTAAACACATAATGATTCCCCTGAACTAAGTGCCTCAAACAAAATAAAATCCTCTTTATTCTTTCCCCATTGTTTCAACGTGGGGCCAGCTGTTAAACCAACCAGTTCCAGCCATCGATGTGACTCGGTATGAAACGTTGCTGAAAAAGCATGGATACGGTGAACCACGCCGCTATCAAACATTGTTTTCATTGAGGATTTACAAAAACGACTGACTTCAAGCGCAACACTTAACCACTCATCTGTGCCTATCATCCATGCGGTACCCACACAAGGCGCAGTTAACGCAACGCCACCAATCACCACCGCTACACCTTCACGATTGATTGCCACCCACTTAGGGCCATTTGCATTCATGCAGTGACTCGCTATTAACGCCGCGTTATCACCATCATTTGCTTGCCAGATTGTTTCCATGCACTCACGGAAATCACTTTCACGCATATTTTGACAAACATATAAAGCATGCTCTTGGGTAAGCTCAACAATCACACGTTACGCCCTTCTTTACGAAGCTGTTTAACAAGACTTTGGATTTGTGCTGTTACCGAAATACCGCTTATCGTTGCATCAAGGCGCGTTAAGTTATCAAGCAACCCCGCACGCGCAGACGTTAACCGGCTAATTAAAGTGGTTACATCTGCGGGTAAATTAATCGATGACAATTCATCAAGAAAACCTGCACGCGCTGCGCTTAATCTTGAGAGCAACGTATTAATATTCGTTGAAACGGTATCAATAGTTGTTTTTAAATCTTGCAATAAACCATAACGTACATCTAACGTAATATCGCCACTGGTATAAGCGGTTACATTGCCCTGAATATGCGTGTAAACACCGCCAACTGGAAAATGGCCACCCGCGTCCGTAAATGTTTTTAATGCAAAAAAAGTCACGCCGCCATCAATAGACGCTTCAATATCAACACTACCAACAAACGTGCCGCTTACCACAAAGCTATGCGCTCCACCCTGATAACGTGGCAAAACAGACAAATCAAACGCGGTACCGGCACCAACCGCAACCACCGCACTTAATAACGTTTGACTAGCTGAACTCACGCAACACCCAATGAATCAAAATAAAAGGTCATTGAATCAAGCTGACTTAAACCATTAGCACTGCTTGCCGTAATAACCGGCGCAATTTGTGTTGAGGTGATACCAACAGGGATAACCGCTCCCGCTTGCGTATCACCGGACAATGGAATCTTGGACGTGATTAACGTTGCATCATTTGGATCCCAGCGAAACTGAATATCCATATTGCCTTCAACAATCGCATCCATACCGGTGATGCTTTTTAGAATACCAGGCTCTTTAAAATCTAAAAAAGGAAATTCAATTCTAAGCTCATAATCAGTGCCGTAGTCATTGCTTGCGGTATCATCAAACAAATAAACATTGTCGCCAATACGAATATAAAGCGAACCATTTAATTCTGCGATATCATCAAAACCTTCAGCAAATTCATACTGCGACCACGCGCTTATTTTCATAGAGCGTGAAAAAGTATAAACAAAAACCGTGGTTCCAATCACACACCAGTATTGACCACCACCCGCAAAGTATTTAGCAAGTGGTTCAATAGAATCATTGATTAGCGGTTTAACGCTTTTATCAACAGGGCTTCCCACGTCCATATCGGTAAGGTTGCCATCTTGCCCTGCAAGCGTGATTGAACGAAAACCAAAGTCACTTAAAAAATAAACATCATCTGAAAGCTGGCCGATACTGCCTGAAAACTTTGTACCCACGCTAGGAATCGATTTTTTAAATACATGAAGCAATGGATCGGGATCTGGAATCCAGACTTGTGAACTGTTACCAAAAAAGACCACTAAATCTTTATCGCGCTGACCTACTGCTTTAGCACTGCCACCACCTGATTGCTGTAATCCAACCGGTAAATACCCTGCATCATTACTTTGCGACCAATTGCGAGGTAAACCCGTTGCACTAAAAGGTGCTGTATCATTACTTACGCCCCATATCTTTGACGATAATTTAATAAAGCTTTTAGAGTTTGGGCAATTAGCATCTACAATATGAGTGGGTGAACTGCCATCAAGATAATGATGTTTTACTGAGCCATCAGCATATTCAGCTGATAAATATATATAACCATCAAATTCATCTGAATGATGAATTTTTTTAATTAACTGGCTGGTAGTTGGATGAGCAATTTTATTGGCTTGAAATAACGCATTAGCATGCGCAACAGAACCGGACTCATAAAAGGTATGCAACTTATTAGCCGCCGCAACCAAGCCTTTTGTACCGGCTTCAAGCGTGGCTACCAGTGATAGACCGTTGCGCATTCTGATAGCCTTGCCGGTAGTGACATAAGCATTAACCAGCTTACGCAAGCGGTTAGCATCCGAAACCGAAGCCCCTTTTCTTAAATCAAAACCACCATCAAATTGATTGTAAACAATTTGCGTCATTATTATACAACCTTTGGACGCGGCATTTCTTCTGGACGGTTATTACCACCAATGAAATACCGTTTATCGCCATGCGCCTTCATGTTTAATTTACGCAGCATACTACTTACATCATCCACATAGGACTGAGCATCAGGCATTTTATAATGCGCTTTGGCCTTGGCTAAGGCATAGGCAAACACTAAAAGCTCATCAATGGTGCACTTGTCATTTTCTTGCGTGAACGCGCCTAAACGTGAGTAATAATCACAACGTAAGGTATATTGCTGATCAGGCTGAGGGTAAATTTCTAATTGCGCTTTACGGTCATATCGTTTTGGATAATCACGCGAGTCAACATAAGAATCATGGAAATACTCAACCCCCTCTTCAAGTGGTCGCCATTGTTCACTCACTAAAACACGCAAGCTTGAAGCTTGTCGCGGTTCCATATCATCAGGCCAATCGTATAACGTTTGACCGGCGTTCACTGTCCAATCATAAACTTTCTTTAATTCATTAAAATTATAATGCCAGTATAAAAACTCCTGAGCACGCCGCAAAAATGAATCAGCCGCCGAAACCATGTTCCCTGCTGAAGCACCTTGAGAAGCAAACCCAAGACGAGATAAAAGCTCGGCACGCAAGGTGCCAAGCGTAGCTTTTGCTGGTAAAGCCATTAAGCCGCCTTACTCGTTTTATAGTCCTGATACTTTGACCATAAAACCTCTGCTGGCTCTTCTTCTTCAAATGGAACTTCATTTTCTTCAAGAATAAGCTTTAATTCCATTTCAAGCGTTTCATAGAGATACGCTTTATTACCTGATTTATTATAATCAACTTCAATGGCATCAAGCTTTTCTTTAATTTCTTTAACGGTAATATCGCCATCACCGTCTTCATCAACTTTTGACTTACCACCACCAACAGCATTTTTGATAGCGTTACCCACTGTCTTAGCAACCGTCATGGGTAACACCGCATTAGCCACTGCCATAAGCACTTTAATGTCATCGTTTGAACGATAATCAACGCCTTTATCGTCCAGCTTTTCACAAAGCACTTCACGAAGTAGGCTTTCAACTTTACCAGGGCGCTCACTCTCAACTTCAACACCCATGTCATCCAACATATCAAGCATGGCTTCAATGTTTTCACTGTTTTCAACAGCACCGGAGTCTGCAATAAATTCATCTAAGTCAAACTTAGTCATGCGAATTTTATCGTTTTGATAAACATAAACGACTGTTTCAGCATCGAAGTTCGGGTGCATGCCATACTTTGACATTAAGCGACCCCACTCTTCTTCACGGTCAAGCTCAAGCTTTTCACCAATACGCTGATAATCAAGTACATCTTTAGGGATATCGGTAACAACTTTCACAGAGCCTTCACCATGCTTAGCTAACAAACAAGGAATTTCGTGCGCTAAAACAGTTGTTGCAATATGTTCATTTTCACCACGTTCAATCGTGACGTGTACAAATGTGCTAGTAAATTTACGAGCCATAATAAATACCTTCTTTAAAAGTTTAGGGGAATAGTTTGCTCCGCGTGACAACCGCCCTTGCTCCCACGGAGCAAAAAACAAGGACGTTCCCCAAGCGGATTAAGCTATAGCGAGTACTGCGTGTGCATTACGGCGATTAGTCGTTAACGCACCTTTCCACGTTAAACCCCAATACTGTTCGTACTGGTTATAAACGCGAGGTGGTTTGCGGGTTTTCATGTCGTGACCTTCAATTGGACGCAAGCAAAGGTGCTTGGTATTAATGAAGTAACAACGTTTTTCCCAAGGTGTAGCGGGTGCATAGATAGTGTCTAATTCTTGGAATACTGGATCCCAAATAATAGGAACATTATTAAAGCGAAGACCTGTATCAACGCCATTCATACCTGAACCGCCATCAACAGATTTTGTTTCTTGAGCGCCGTAATTCACACGACCATACGTAGTCATCATAAATTTACGGTAGCCATCGATAAAATCTGTACCGGCTAAAATAAAGTCAGGCATACCACCGTTACGAATACAGGCTTTCCAGGCAGCTTCCATCTTGTCCACGATTGTTCCTGTGGTCGTGGTAGTCGTTAAACCTGTTGCTGCATGGTTACGCCAATAGACTTTAGTTGACGCATCGATACCGCCAATCGTACCCGTTGAAGGTGTAAGCGAGATAATCGCATCAAGGCCCACTAATGCATCCGCATCTTGTGAACCATCTAAGTGTAACGATTGATCGAATTTTTCATCAAAACCCAAAGACAACGCATCAACTTCTTCATCAAGCAAATTGCTTAACTGAACTTTTTCAGCATCGGAGTAATTTTTGCCTTTGCCATTTTCATCTAACTGAATACCGTTTTGAATTAAACGATCTTCATCAAGAGAGAAGCCATCATGTGCTGAACGATACGGGAACTTCACACGCTTCACATTATCGCGCTTGTTATAGCTAACGATTTGCGAACCGATATACCACTGGAAGTTTGCACCGTTGCTTACGCGTAAACCTTCAGTGACGTTTTCTTTACCGCCACCCCATGTTTTTTGCTTAGCTTTGAGTTTTTTAAGAAGAGGCCGTTCAGTATTAACCTGATCGGTAAGTTTTGTTTTTAGGTTGTGATCAATTGAGGATTCACCCGCAATTGCCAGTTCTGCTGCTGTAAAAGGCATGTCGCCCTCCTTTTCAAGTTTGAGTTAAACCCTGTTGAAATAACAAAGTTTTTTTCTCAGCACTTGAGGAAGACGAAGCCTCATAAAAATCTGTCCTGTCGGGCGCGAGTCCGACAATCTGCTAGGGTGCTGTTGCTGTACTACTTTTAAACGTTATAAGCTATCTAACGCTTGTGACATTGCATCCAATGACGAAGCCGGTGCCTTTGTTCCACCGCTACCACCGCCACCAGTACGCAAAGGCCGGTGTTGATTTACAGACCGCGAAGACGATCTGCCATCAACTTTAATAGTTTGATAATTAAGATTAAGCTGTTCTGCCCACTGCTCAGGTGGATAGTCCTTACCAATTTCTTCAACTTTCGCAACGATGACAGCTTGCTTGGCTTTAAAGTTAATATCATTTTTTTGCCAATCTTCAACCAGACTCATCACTGCATTATTTGCCGTATTAACACGCGCATTAAAATCATGATCCGCTTTTTGTTGAATCGCATCATTTTCTTGCTGGCGTTTTAATTCGGCTTGGTTGTTTTGTTGTTGTTGCTGAAGATTACGTGCACGCACAATTTCTGCCGCATCTTCTTCTGACATTTCAAAGTTTTCTATTTTTTCTTGCAAATCAGGATGAGCAGAAAACAAATCAACACCAGGTAATGATTTACCCATTGCATTTGCAAGCTGTTGACGCTGGCCATCTAACAAGGCTAAGGCACCTTCAAGGTCGCCATTTTTAACCATGTGAGAATAATTGATTAGCTCATTAAACTCTTCTGGTGTTGCGCTTGAATGCTGAATTAACGCATCAAAGTCTTCACGGTATTTTTTGTTATCTATTGCTTCAGTTTCAAGCAACTCATAATCTTCTTTAAGACTTTTAAAACCTTCAGTTAACTTTTCAAAACGTTCTGCTGTTTTTTCTGGCGTGCCTTCTGGTAACGGCTTTAACAGCTCTTCATCTGTTGGTGCTTTTGATTTTGGTTCATCATTATCTGACCCCCCATCTTTTTCACCATCTTCATCAGCGACTTTTTCACTGTCGCCTTCTTCATCTTCTGTTTTTTCTTCATGGCCTTCCTCGCTTTCTGTTTGAGCATTAACCAATGCCTCAGACATAGCATCAAGTGACGTTTGTTCTTTTTCAGCCGGTGAAGCTGTTTGTTCACCTTCACCATTTTCATTTGAAGACAACGCAGACTCATCAGGCCCGTTTTCATTTTCTACTTCATTTTCTAATTCATCATCTAATTTTGGATCCATGGGGAATTACCTTTTTCGTTGGGGAAAAATTAAACTTGCAATACTTCTTCTTCAGGAACTAAACCGTTTTCAGCAACAATCAGATCAGTTTCAGTTTCTTTCTTTTCGGCACTTGCATTAGTGTCACGAATATTGGCTTTAAGCTGTTCAATCTCTGCTTGATCAAGCTCTGCTTGCTTTTGCATGGCCATGATTTTTTGCTGGCTTTCTTCTGCATCATCTTCTTCTTGCTTTGGCAAAAACTCTTCGATATCAATACGGTCATCAAAGCGGCGAATCGTTTCACGCGCAATCATAATCATTGAATCGGCTAAATCATCTTTATCCGCTTCACGCAATTCAGCTACTTGAGCAATTAACTCTTGTAACTTGGGCATAAACTCAACCCACGTTTGTTGTTCTTGCATTTTATTAGGCTTACCGGATGAACCGGCACGCACCTCAATATTCACCATGTCAAACAAATCTTCTTTTGACATTTCAGGCCATTGAGCATCTTCACCGGCAATACGTTTCACTTGTTCTTCATTAAGCTCTTGTAAAAGTACTTCCAGTGAATAACGACCAATTTCAAGCATCCAATCTTCAATAATGTCTGTCATATCATCACTGCGCGAAGATATGTTGGCTTCCATTAATTGTGCTTCGCCTAACGTCTTGGCTTTAGAAACGCCACCACGCGCACTATCGCCCAAGCCCGACATATACTCGAAGTCGTTACGAATAGCAGACGTGTCATAATCCATTGGATTAACATTTAATGACTCAGCTTTTTGGAATACTTGATTTAATGGTCTGCCATCGGTATCAATAATGACCAGCTCGCCCATATCGGCGTTTTGTTTTCTTTGTATAGACTTTTCATCGGTATCAGAACTTAAAATATAATGAGGAACATTAACTTCACGGTGCTTAACAAACTTATCACGCGTTTCTTCATACTCGTCTTGAAGCTTTTCAAGCATTTCAACGGCAGACATTGGTAGCTTGGCACCATCAACAGGAATAAGCGCCAAATCAAAGAACGGGTACCAACGCTCACCTAATAATGTTGGCTGATACGGGTCACGACAATAATCAATATCGCCTTCACATACTGTATAAATCGTATTGCTTACACGATCCCAAATTTCCCATACACGATATTTTGAGTGTTCATTATTAATTTCTTGCTTATTATCTTTTTTAGCTGAATAGGTTGTTGCTTTTTCGTGTGGCTTGCGACCAAACACTTCGTTAAATTCATCTTCGTCATACCAGAAGCCTTGCGCCATCCAGCGAGATAATTCAGACACCATTTCAAACTCAGCAACATCGGGATCCCACAACATATCTTCGCTTAAAATTCGGTCTACCACTAAACCTTCAGCGCGTGAAACTTCAACTTCAGACTCAAGTGACTCAACCATTATTTCTAGTTGAGCTTTTTTAGCTTCGTAGTCTTTTGTTTCGTCTTCATTTTCGCAATCACACATCAACGCTTCAATTTTGCGAATATTATCTTGCGTGTCTTGAATACGTGCTATGACTTTAGGATCTTCTTCAATGTCATCCTGATAAACAACTTTCACCCAACCAACGTTGCTTGTAAGTGAAGCGCGTACACTGGCCTTACCGCGTTTTTTTAATTTAGCATCCGATAACTGGCGGTTAAGTACCACCTCTGCGGTTAAGCAAAATGTTTTCCATTTCGCGTATTCTTTTTGGCTAACGGCTTTACTTGGGCGTATTTGAATTTCAGGGTTTTTTGCATAAACACGCGCTTGCTGAGCACGTATTGTTGAATAGATTAAATTTGTTCTTGTTTTTTCTTCACCGGATTCACCTTTTATGAACCCTTCAACGCGTAAGCGGTTTTGCTTAATTTTCTTGTGATACTTACTAACAGCCTCAGCATCTTTCGCGCTTTTAATATCATTATTCCACTTTAAAATGAGAGCACGTTTTTCATCAAGCGCCTTCTTTTCTTCTGGCGTTAACGTGCTCTCATTTTCTGTTGTCATAAGTGGTTACTCGTTACGCTTCGATATTGCCGCTACCGGTACCCGTAGTACCGCCACTCACATCAATACGGTAAGCATCAGCCATTAAAGCAATTGGGAAACGAGCTGTACCCGTTGAAACACTGGCACCCGCCACATCTGTCCACGTCACTTCGTTATCATTACTTTCTTGTAACTTGACAACACGATCATTTGAACTTGTTAACTCAGCAACACCCGCATGACGCGCTAAAAAAGGTGTAGCATCCATTTTCACTGCTGTTGATTGACCTACTGCTTGAGCAATGGCAATCGGTTTACTTTGTAAACTCATCTTCCTATCTCCTAGTTATTTATTTCACCGGTAAAAAATTGTTATTCAATATCACGCGTTACCTTGTTTGAAGTAACTTGTTCAAGCCAACCAAACGTGCCTACTGCTGGCCCTTCTTCTTTTTGCTCAACACTTAAAACCTTATGACGTGAACGAAGTGAATACATCGTTTCATCCCACGCATGGTCTTCCATTTCGGTATCCACATCTTCCCAATTACTCGCGTTAGGCATGAGTACTGGTATAGTTCTTAACCAATGTTTACAGATATCAAAAACAAAAAACTTATTTTCAGTTAACGCGTTAATAATTAACTGCGCACCAATAACGCGAGAGCCTGGGCCTTTCTTAGATTTAACCCAACGCACCTTTTGTTTTTTAAACAAATCATTAATGCTTTGCTCATTACCAACATCAGCCCACATAGCTGAATCAGCTGGATTCTTTAAAAAACGAATACCCGCTTTACGTTCTTGGGCTTCAATTTTATAAATGCGTTTAGCGACGACTGTTGCAGATTCTCGTGAACCGACATTAGGCTTATTACCATCACCACCGTATAACTCACGGTAACGATAAATTTCACCTTCAGGACTCAAGCAATACCAACCGATTGAATACGGTTTAGCACTCCCCCAATCCATAGCCCTCCAACGAGGCCAATCACTTGGAATCTTAAACGGCTTAACCTTATGAACTTTGCTATCCCAGATACCTTGTAAGAAGCCACCAACCGCAATATCCCAATCACCATGCCGCCATGCTTTTTTCAATTCAGGGTTTTTAATGCCTTCAAGCTGTTTAACGTATTCAGGATCGTTTTCAATAATTGCAGGGTTATCATCCAGGCTAACGTTAATACGCACTCGACTATTACCCGCTTCATCAATAGCAACCGTTCCTTCAGGGCCAATATCAATAAAACGTGCTTTAACCCAACCATGGCCAGCACCAAACGGATTGCCGGTTGATAGATAAAACTTGGGAACACCATCAATAGAACACCGGCTACAAGATTTCATAACCTCATAGCATTCATCTGTAGGCCAATTGGTTAACTCTTCAAAGCCAATAAACGGATATTCATGGCCGTGATAATCCCAATACTTTTCGGGGTCGTTCATTGTTCTAAATAAAAGCTGTTCCCCATCAGGGAAAATCCACTTATAAGAATTATTCGAACCTAACCAACGTGCACCAGGGAAAATCTGTGGAATCCAACGCTTAGACTTTTTAATAATATCGTCAAGATGTTTATATTCACGACGAAAAATAACACCTGTCCATGCCGCGCCATATCCCACGCCAACATAACGCAAAAACTTCATCAACAACGTGTCGGTCTTACCACCACCACGATTGCCTTCAGCAAATATTTCTTTTATCGGACACGTTAAAAATCTTGTTTGACCACCTTCATACGGTGTCCAGACAATTTTTAAGTCTGGTTCAATTGGGGAAAGTGCTGTTTCTGCCATTCGGCTGCATCCACTTCACTAGGTACAAGCAGTACTCCCCCGACACTGCCAGAATGCTCAACCTTCTCTTTGAGCATGCCTTTGTATTTCATAATCAATTCAAGAGCGGGTTTCTTTTCGCTCTGCTTAACTTTTGTTGTTAAACCAATAACCTTGTCATCATCTCCAATTTCAGCAACCTCCACTGAAGACAATGCCCTTCTCGCATGCTCTGGCATATCACTAACATGCAGCATTTTTTTATTTTCATCGAATAAGTCAGCTTTATCAAAAAATGCAATACAAGCCACTTCCTGAATAATGCGTTCCTCGGATAAATCAAATTTATCCATTGTCAAGGTTGTTTTTGTTTTTAAATATTCAGCAACGTGCTTATCTTTCAATAACCGTGGCCCATTCGCCTCAGCACTCTTTGCGGTAGCACCATAAGCAATCATGTAACAACGCTTAGCATTGCCACGAACATCAGGGTCTTCAGACGCACGATAAAGATCACAAAAGACTTGCTGTTTTTCAGTCAGTCCATTTATGTTTCTTGCTGAAGACATGATTCTTGGGGAACCTCATTAAATTTTAAAAGTGCTCTTCGTTATCTTGCTGTTTTTGCTTTAATTCAGCTAAAGCCAGCTGATAGTGTTTATGTTTGAAATAAAAATTAACGCCAAAAGTTAAAAGCCCGAGAGTTAAACCACCAACAGCAGCCAATTCATTAGCGGTAAAAGCGCCAAAGAAAACAGCGCCACTACTTGCTGTGTATGTTGTAGCTGTTGATATAAGAGCTATTCTTTCAGCCATGCTTTGTCCTTGAGCATAAAAAAGCCCTCACAAGGAGGGCAACGATTTGGAGTCAAAATGTTTTTATTACGGCCACAAAAAATGCCCCGTAACTTTCGTTAAGGGGCATTTCTGTAGCATGGGAATAAATTACATTCTCAGTCCGGTAATGTCAACAACATATTTAAAATAATGTTTCAGATATTTTATTTAGCAAATCATGCAATTCTGCGCTTTTATTTCTTATTTCTTGTGGGGCGCTTGATAAAACACCCGCCAAAGTAGGCTCTATACTTTTTTCGTTGCTACCAGCTACATCTGGTCGATCCTCACCATTAATTATTCTGCCAAGCAATGATTCCGCATGAGTTATCACGTTATTCATATCGTTAATTGCATTACTTAACATTGTATGATTATTTTCTCTTAATTCGCTAGCAGTGCACAGTTTATCATTCATATCATTTTCCTTTTAAGTTTATGTAACAGTTAATAAAATATTTCAAATTAATATTCATCATCTTGCAGCCACGTCCAGCTTGTCGGCTTTTCTTCTGGAAAGTTATCAGTCCATAGCTTCTTTGCTGACACAACAAAATTAGGGTCTTCATCGTAAACGTTCATAAACCCACCACCACAAGTATCACAATACATATCACGCCACCCTCTCAAACATGATTTCCATCCAGCGCTCTTCATTTTCTAAAGTTGCACCGACCATTTCACCCGCTTCACGCAATTCTTTTCTCTTACGAATTTTAATATATCGAAAAGCCCGATTAGTCCATTCATTCAACTCATCAAACAAAACTTTATAACGACCAGACCAAACCGCGAACCACTGAGACTTTTTAACACCCATAAATGCCGCACGTAACTGCCATGCATCCGGTGCATTAAATCTTGCTGGTGCATTCATTTCAAACAATGCAAGCTGGGCCATCTTTCTCAAGAAACTTTTACCCACATCATCCTTTCGTGTTTTCCAGTTTAATCTAACGGCCATTTTAACTGCGATATCCCACAACTTATAATCCAGTAAATCCATAACCGCACTACTGTCATCTTGCGCAAACTTTAACTGGCCAGCATAAAACCAATGCTGAGGCATTCCCGCGCAAATAAGACCAGGTACTTCAGGACGATGACAAGAACACACATCTTCAGGCGACAACATGAACAACCTCCTTTCGTTCAAATTCATTAGTGACATAACCTTTATAATCGGTATGACGTTTAAGCTTATAACCTTGGTTTTCAATTGCTTCCGTCATGTCACTGGAAATATCACCTTCAGTGAGCACCGTTACAAATCTCGGCATAGGGATATTATTTGTCATTTAACTTAAACCCCTTCTTTTTATCCTTACGACATGAAGGAAACTTTAAATTAGTTCTGCATACGTGACAGCCATCACCAAACGTCACTACACGCATGCAGACAGCACAACCATGCTCTCTAATTTCTAACTCAAGCACTTCATGCTCAACCCTTGTGAGTTTGACAGCTGCATCACTCATTACGCAGCAAGCCCCTTTTCAAGCTTCTCAGCGTCTACAATCAAATCCTTTAAACTCATATCAATCTTGTCGTTCTTCTCAACATTGATTGCATGAGCCTCTGCCAACGCCAACCTAACATCTAAATCTAAATCAGGGTTATCAACAAATCCGGTATCGTTGTTATCGATATCAGAAACTTTAATTAACACGCGACCAAGATAAACATACATCACCAAAACAAAACCAATCGGCATCTGGTACGAAGCACTAACAATCACCTCGTTAGTTTTATCGCTCTGCCATCCCAACATTGCAGAAACCATACAACCAAATAGACCACCAAACACCAAACCTAAAATAACACCACTAACAAAACCAAAGTGACCAAAATAATTTTCCATATCCCTAACCCTCTTAGTTATTGTTCCATGTGGAACGTTTAAAATTTAAACCTTTGCCCTTTTAATCATTTGTTCAATTCGCATTTCTAAATAAGCTAAATCATCTTGCTCACCAGCTGCTTCAGCCATCTTCGATAATTTTTGTGAAAGGCTTTTTGGTAAAGTCACTTCATACACATCAACCAATTCTTTTTTCTTGCTCATTAATTCCCTGCTTAATTTTCCGTAATGTATTTGGATGCATAAACAAAGCATCTTGCGTTTTAAAAATTACAACTTTGTGCCCAAACATTTCCTCATACCACTTATTTACTTTTTTTCTAAACTCAGGCGACACATTTACTTTTTCTGATAATTGAATAGTCGGCACAACTTCATCCATCCATGGATTTTCAAAAACATCAAATCCATTTAGTTTTTGTATTGCCCTCTTCATCTAAAATTAACCTTGCCGCCTTTCTTGCGGCGGTGCATTTTCGTTTGATAAAAATTCATATTGGGTTTCATGCTGTCAATTTCCACATCATCCCTGCAATTTAATTCTGGCTCACATGCTTCAATTGCATTTGATAATGAATTAGAAGCTATCGCCATCGCAATAATTTTTCTATCCACTTTCTTATCTCCTTCAACCAACTCATCCATAATCAAACAATTAAATTCATTCCCACTTAAAGATGAGCTTTCATTTATATCAACAACCTTAACGTCACAACCTAATTCAATTAATAGGTGGGAAAGCATTCTTTTATTAGCGCCTCTATGCTCTAAGCCGGTACCAATAATTACTATTCTTGGTTTTTGTGTGTCCACATCACCCACCCGATCACACCTGATCATTAATACCGTTTTTAGGTTGAAAGCCATCTTTACGGCTTCCAAACGCTCTTAAAAATATTCTTGCATCTTCAATTTCTTCTTTAGAAGGCTCGGGTTCTGAAAGCTGAGGCACATCACGAACAGGAATAACAAACCTTTCACCGGCCACATATAATCGAAACAACTTTTGATATTGTTTTATAAAAGCTTTTCGACTTTTACCTTCTGGCCATGTTCTAAATTCCCATTGGCCAACTTTATTAACTGCAAACCAAACAATAGGAACGCGCCAATCTTTACGCGTAGCCATCAAAAAGGCTTCCTCTTCATCCGGTAAATGAAAGTCATGCATCTGTGGCGTACAGTAACGAGAGAACGTAGAAAGATTTGGTGCATGCGTTTCACTTAGCTCTCTGCACTTTTCCATACCCAGCTCTAAATGTGCCGGTGTGAATTTTTTACGTTTAAAATGTTTCATCCACGTTTTAACTTGATTACCGTACTGAGAAGTAAAGCTTGCGCCAAAGTGTTCACCCATAAACTTCCAGACCGCAATCATGTCATCGTTATCAATTTCAATCCTCGTATTCATATACCCTATGTCCTCCCAATTGCTCTCTGGCAATTTCCTCAGCTGTGGCACGCTTGCTTGATTTGACATGGTTAACTCCTTGGGGAATGTTCTTGGCATTTCTATCTTGAATAACCTGGGCAACAAAATTTTTATAAAACTTTGGTGTATCTGGACGCTTACCAATTTTTTGCTCAGCGGCTTCTATCGCAATAACAGCTTCACCCACTGAAACTTTATCCTCACACCACAAACGAAATAATGTCATCGTGTTAACGCTTTTGACTTCATGCACATCAAACCGCACATACTGCGTAAAAAACTCACACCACTTACTCGCGTTATTGGGCACCTGTTTTAATTCCTCATCACTCAACGAGATATGCGCCGGTATAGTTAGGTTAAGTCCTGATCCCTGATGTATGTCGTTCATACCCTCTTTGTGGTGGTTGTTCTTCTGGTTGTTCTTCTGGTTGCTCCTATCTTCAAAACTCAAGATATTTAAAGGCTTAACACCCTCTTTTTCTGGTTGCTCCTTATTACCTTTCTCTGGTTGTTCTGCTTGGTTGTTCATCGGTTGCTCCTCAATAGGAGAAGATGAACCGCCACCACCAGAAGAAGGTTTTTTATAAAAAGTGGCCGTGGGGGATGAACGATTAACCGTGGCCAAAGGCAATCGATAAACAGGTTGTTGCATGCGTTTACTTATTAGCTCAAGCATGCCGCGTCTTATTAGTTGTTGAATCGTTGCACGCAACTCGTCACGAGTGGGTCTTACATTAGGTAGTCTACTGCCCCTCTCTCGTATTGATTCGCATGTTTCAATCATCATCTGGTAACTAATCTTACGAACAGCACCAACTAAGCCGGTGTCATAATCCATGTGCTTACGAAAACAACGCAAATAAACAACCTGAGCAAGCAAAGGTAAGCCCTGCAAAGAAAATTCCTCTTCGTCATTCCACTGAGTCGCCAAAATAAAATCTACGCAGCCAGCGCCAAAGAACGCTTTGCTTTTAACTTTTTTGCTTGTCGAATACGTCTAGCGCATTCTTGTTTTCCTTGGTGCGGCTTGTATTTGCTGTTACCACCATTAAACTTTTTCCCCGAAGGCTTTATAAAACGAAAATGCCTATCTATTATTCGCGCAGGAGAAGCCATAGCAGACGCAATTGCTGTAGCTATAATTCTTTTATTCACCATGATTTTGTTTCCTTTTGTATGTCTTTAGAAAAATTAATCGCACGCACCACATTATCTTCTTCATAAGAAGTGGCTTGCGATTCAATACGTGAAAACTGCTCAACAACACGAGCAAGATTATTTGCGAGGGAATTAATAGAGTTTGATACCTTGCTAAGCTGTTCTTCAGTGCTTACAGGTTGTGGACGTGACAAACCAAGTTCATCACACATAAAAAATACCGCGTCATAACGTTTTGTGAATCGTTGAATAGCAATCAACTCAGCGGCTTTAAAAAATTCAGGTTTATCTTTGTTCAGGCATGCACGAATACGCGCCGATCCAGTATCCAAGGATTTATCCCCCCAAATACCATCCACGCTTATTAAGTGATGCGCTATTTCTTGTGATGTTTTACCGCCACACATTTCAAGTAATGCGGCATAACCATCCAAATATAAATTATCCATTCCTCAACCCTCAATTTCTTGAGTGTTGCCGTGGAACCACGCAAACAAGAAAATGCTTGCATGGAAACCACAACAACCCAACCAAATAAAAAAAAGGTCATCCGCTTGGGGAAACGGACGACCAAAAACACCGTTACCGGTGCACTACCTTCGAGAAGTTCAATATCGAAGCCTTGCAAATCATGCTGCTACCTTTTTATGTGTAGGTAGCTCAAATAAATCTGGACGCGTCAAATATTTTGGGATTCGAGAATCAAAAATTTCAATTTCAATCGCTCTTTCTGCGGGTACGCCCCTTTTTTGCCACTGAGAAACTGCCATAGGAGAAACGCCAAACTTTTTTGCAAATTTAGCCTGACTTCCATAATGCTCTTTGATTTCATCTATCCAGCTCATATTGGAAGTATAAACATAGTGTTTATATGTGAGTCAATACTTGTTAACAAATTGTTTATTGATTGCGAAAAAAACTAGCGTAAACTTTTAGTTTATGGAATCAATTATGAATAGAGCTGAGCAAAGAATGAGTGAACTAGAACTCACTCCCGCTGAGTTCGCACGAAGAATGGAAGAGCTACCCCAGACAATAAATAACTGGCGTAAACGCGGCAAGATACCTGGGGATAAAATATTTAAAGCTGCTGGTGTTTTGAATTGTGACGCTCATTGGCTGCAAGAAGGTAAAAATGCGGCGATTGACACTTCTTCACCTATCAACAAATCAGCTATGAGTGACGCAGTAACGCTCGTCCTGTTTATTCAAGAAAAAACCGGCAAGGAATTTTCTGTAAATGAGTGGACAGAGCTGCTTACTCACTTTTACACCAAATACGAAACAGAGCTTAAAACAGGCACTAAGACTGATAAATCTGAGCTGTTGTTAGACTTCCACACGCTAATGGATGAATTGAAAAGCACTAAAAAGCCACCTTTTCCAGAAATAGAAACATCATAATTTAACCGGAAATAAATTTTTAAGAGTCAATCGACAATCAAGTAAAAAAAAGGATTTTTTATGATTAAAGCGTTTATTTTAGCAGCCCTCTTGCTTAACCTTTCTGCATGCTTGGGCGGTGGTGGTGGTGGTGGTACCGCAACCCCTTCTGCAACCCCTTCTTCAGCAACCCCCGCCGTTCAAGCTTCCCGCACCACACTCCCTGCTTCTTTGCAAAAAACATGGTACCTCACAACCGCATGCGGAGACTTAAAAGCTGCAAAACTCCAATTAATACCTGCCAACGAAACCGTTAACGATCAAGCAATTTTTAGTTGGTATGACACTCAGCACCACACTCAGTATGCCAAAGACCTTAAAATCACGAGCACCGTTAGCTATGTGGATTCAATTGTATATGGGTATGAGGCCACCGTGACTGATTTTGATCAGCTTGCTATTGTAGGTGAAGGAACGTTAAGGATATCAAGCGGGGATTTACAGTTAAATTCAGTGTGTAATTTAACAGGAATTGAATACGCCACTTCGCTTACGGGCGACTTTGACACCATGCTAACAAGAATACAAAGCCGCCACAGCACCGAAACAACTGCCTTACGCACTAGCCGCAAATCCACATTCGACACTGATTGGACAGCAATTAGGCTTGATTTAGCAGGTAAAGGCTTGCTAGGTGGAAGCGTAGAGTGTGACGAAAGAACAACGCTGGCCACAAGCTACCTAACTTCTCTAATTAGCGACATAAGAAGCGCCAACACCAAATACACACTATATAACCCAACAGATAATTGGGATAACGCAACTTACACTGCTCTCAAAGCCCAGGATAAAGCAGACCTCCCCCTATCTGGTTGCGCAAACGATCTCTCAACTCTTATTGACAATAAATATTCCACCATCTAATAAACTAAGCATCCTAAAACACTATTTCCATAATCCCTTATATTTTTGCCTGTATAAAACCCCAAAATTCCACAATATAAATAAATTGTTTGCATTAATGTAAACGTTATGTTTATACTTTCCTCACTTTATCAGGTTAAGGGAAGATTCTATGAGTACTCAAAATCAAGTTGAGCACCAAATAACGGCTCAGAAAGGCGACAACCAAAAACGGTTAGATTTGTACGCCAAACGCCGAGAAATCTACTTACGCCACCTAAGCGAAGGCTGCAAAGTGGCGTTTCCTCTCCTTCTAACAACACCAAAGGACAATCTTCATGTCGCATAATCACCCATGGACAGCCCAAGAAGAAAGAAAACTCATACAAATGAGAAAGCTTAAATATCAGGCAGTAGATATTGCACGAATATTAGGCCGCACAAAACAAGCGGTTGATAACAAAGTTTACTTAATGAAATCTCAAATGAAAATTGTCTCACCAAAATCACCCGAGGCGGAAACGCGAAGCTGCCTGAAATGCAAAGACAACTTTTTATCGTATGGAGTAGGAAACAGATTGTGCAGTAAATGCCATCAATCAAACATCGATAAACACGACATTCAATACGCCATAGGTATCTAACATGAACGCACAACCACAAAAACAACTTACCGACTTCGAGCGCGACATACTGCTATGGCTTTGCAAAGGTGAAAAAAGTAAAGCCGCAGAAACAATTGCACTAACGTTGCTAGGTGTAACTCGCAAAGTCATCTTCAAGAAAAACTTCTGCGTTCATGTACCAAAAAATGCCGATGACTTTAGAACGTGTCACCTTCTCTTGGTTGGTGTAACCGGTGCACGCGAACAGTTATACAAATTAAAAAAACTAGGCCGCGTGTGGAAAAATATTATTGAAAATTGGGAAAAGCTAGAAAAGCTTTACCAAGAAGAACGGCTTCAAGGTAAGCAACCTAAGCTTAATGCTTTATTACAAGACTTAAATAAAAGAGCGGTTGTATAAATGAGCAAAAATAACGTAATTCAATTAAATGCAAAAGTTGCATGCCACTGCGCAGCTTGGCCAGTATCACACCAAGACAGAACCGGAGCACATCATCATTCACTTTGCTCACATTACAAAACAGATAAATACCCTTATCTGTTTGCATGGCATGAAGAAGATGAAGCGTGGACACTCGTGCCAATGGATTTTTTACAGTTTATTGCTGAAGGCTTGGAAGATCAGCAATCGCAAAAAATCATGTTCATGCGTCACGAAATGACGGACGAAGAAATATTTAAACAGTTAGAACTATAAAAAGTTAATGGCTTCACTTAATCCAGATAAAACCGAGGCGCTGCGTTTCGAGGGATTGAGTGAAGCCGCCTATTTTATAAGGTAAAAATGAAAAATATAAAACCATTCAACTGGAAAAGACCACCACAATTAAGGCTGTCACTAGACGATGAAATTATTATAGATAATTTTGCAGGTGGTGGCGGTGCAAGCATGGGAATAGAACAGGCGCTTGGTCGCTCAGTTGATATTGCAATCAATCATGATCCAGAAGCGATTGCTATGCATGAAGCAAACCACCCAACAACAAAACATTATGTATCCGATGTTTTTGAAGTTGATCCTATCGAGGTATGCAAAGGCAAGCCTGTTGGTCTTGCTTGGTTTAGTCCTGATTGTAAGCATTTCTCTAAAGCAAAAGGTGGTAAACCTGCAGATAAAAAAGTAAGAGGTTTAGCGAGAGTTGCTACAAAGTGGGCTAAGCTTGTTAAACCTCGCGTTATTGTTTTAGAGAATGTTGAAGAATTTCAAGATTGGGGGCCGTTACTTGATAACAATAAACCCTGTCCTGTTCGCAAAGGATTATCGTTTCGACGTTTTGTGCGCGACTTTGAAAAATTAGGGTATCAAGTTGAATGGCGCGAACTTCGCGCATGTGATTTTGGTGCACCCACCATCAGAAAAAGATTATTTTTAATTGCTCGGTGCGATAACCAGCCTATTGTTTGGCCAGAAGATACTCACGGAAAAGATAAAGGTTTAAAACCTTATAATACAGCAGCAGATTGTATTGATTGGACTGTACCAGGTAGCTCTATATTCTTAAATAAAGAAGAAGCAAAACAATTCAACGTGCGCAGACCTTTAGCAGAAAAAACAATGACTCGAATTGCTAACGGTTTAGATCGATATGTATTAAAAGCAAAGAACCCTTTTGTTGTTCCATTTATTACAGAGCATGCAAATGGTTCATCACAAAGAAATATGCCTATCGATGAACCGTTAAGAACAATTTGCGCTCAAGTAAAAGGTGGTCATTTTGCCTTGGTAACTGGATTCTTAATAAAATACTACGGAACAGATCAATCCGTTCAACTTAGCGACCCGATGCACACTGTTACATCACGAGATCGTTTTGGTTTAATTACAGTATCAGAACAAAACTACAAAATTAATGATATTCTCATGCGTATGCTAACGCCGCGTGAACTCTATCGCGCTCAAGGTTTTCCTGATGAGTACATAATAGATCCCATTTATAAAAATAAAAAACTAACCAAAGTTGCGCAAGTCAGAATGTGTGGTAACAGCGTTAGTCCGGTTATTGCCGCTGCAATTATTAAAGCAAATATAGTTAATGCTGCACAAATGAGAGCATAAGATGAACAACCAAATTACATACGATATTGAAGGCGCAAGTAAATACTTAAATGTACATTCAAACACGCTTCAAGAAATGGCTGCAAAAGGTGAAATACCTGCCGCAAAAATTGGACGTGGTTGGGTTTTTTTAGAGTCAGAACTTCGTAAATGGTTACGCAAAGAGATCCAAGAGCAAACCAAGCGAAGAAAAGAAGAAATGACCGCTAAGAATAGACCAGCTATAACAGTGATACCGAGTGAGCCAGTGAAACGCTCTAATAGCAGAAGAAACCCTAAACCTGCTCTTCCAGACTTACCACAATTCATCAGCCAAGTTTGAGCCTCTTAAATTCGCATAACGCGCAAGCGTCTTCATGTTGCTATGGCCAGTAATTTTTGCAATCTTAAATTCACTTAATGTAGTTTTTTCAAATAAACGACTTGTTGCTTCATGTCGTAAATCATGGAAATTAAAATCTCCCATATCAGCAGCCTCGAAAATCGACGTGTACTTTTTCGATAATTTATTTGAAGTTTTATCTAATTCTTTTTTTGTGAGAACACCATTCCAAAACGGAAATAAAATCTTATCAATGTTATATCCCTCCATCCCCCCTGTTTGTTTCTTCACGCTTTTCTTGTAATTTTTATAAGCTTGAATAGCAACAGAGGTTAACGGCACTTGCCGCTTACTTCCATTTTTTGTTTTTTCAAGGAAGACTGTTTTGCTTTTTAAATCAAACTGCCCATCGTACAGCGTAAACATTTCTCTAAGTCGCATTGCAGACTCTAAAGCCAACACAAATAAAAATTCAACTGCGGCTTGGTGCTTAGCAACAATGGGCCTTTGTCTTCCTTCAACTTTTTCACCGGACAAAATTGTTCTTACCTTTTCCTCTTCTCCTGATTCAAGTCTGCGTTCTCTTGATTCATCCTCTTTGCCGCCACCAGTTAATTTTTTCTCATAGCTCGTGTATGTTGAATAACCCTTTTTAAGCATCCGAAACGGATTAGCCACAACATAGGATTTTTTATAAGCCCAATCAAAACAGCGTGCCAATGCACCTACATATTTTCTAATGGTACCAGGGGCGAGTTTTCTGACTACCTTCAGCTCGTGAACCCAAGTTTCCACCCAATTATAATCAATCAATTTAGATTGCAACTGCCCAAACTGTTTATCGCACGTATTTAACAGTGCAACATCTTCTGGCTTAATGTTTTCGTACTTCTTATAACTGATAAATATTTCACTAATTATTTCAGGCTGATCACTCGATGAATATTCCTCTGGAACAATACCAACAGCAACCAATTTTTTTAAACGACTATAATAATCATCGCCTTCATCTTCCTGATCAATATCGAAAGTCAGGTAAATAGGTTTTTTTAAAAACTTCTTATTCTTAATGGTGTACTGGATCTTGTTACCGCGAATACGCTTAGACATGCAATCATTCTCTTTGCTTTAATGCGCTCATATTACTCAGCTACATGGAAAAACGCAACATGGAGGGGTGGCAAGGCCGCTTTTTCGGGCGGCAAGAGGCTCTTTCAGGCTGTTTTTAACCCAAAAAACGCGATATTAAAAAACGTAACTTGTTGATAAATAAGGAATTGGGAAGAGTGATGTGTGGGAGTGGCAGGATTTGCAATCCAGTGCATAACCGCTTTGCTAACTCGCCTAAAATGGTTGTTTATTGGCCTAATTATAGGGTAAGGCCGATAAAAAAAAACCCCGGTTAGCCGGTTGCAGCGC